ATCAAACACGCGTTTACTTCACCACCCATTTCAGCGGCACTTCTTTGTTCGACGGCCTGATTGAGCGGGTAATACGGTGGTGGAGTCCGGTGTTTGTTCATGTCGCGGTCGGCGACGATGATGTGGTGCTCAACCCAATCATGCGTGGCAACGAGTTCTGGCCGGAAGCGGCGTTTGGGTACCCCGGGCTCGCCGGGTACTTTGTCGTTCCCAAAGAGCCCGACTGGACACTGTTCGAGTTCATCGGCCCGCGAAGCCTGTGGCACTACGCCGCGCGGCTTTGTGGCCGGAATCCACGCGGAAAGCACACGGATTGCGTGACGACAGTGTGCGCCGTGCTCGGCATTGAGCCGGTGCTGACGCCCGACGAGTTGTGGGATGTGCTCAGGAGTGCCGGATATGAGTGGCGTGAAGTGGGTGGATGTGGACTTTGCCACGCTGGAGAAGATTCTCCCGATTCTCCGGGCGAAGTACCCGGCGGCGACCGTGCAGGGCCCGCACCAGCTGGCGACTGAGCAAGACCGCCTGACGCTGGCAATGGCTGCCGGTGCGGCGAGTGTCGCCGACGACGTTTCCAACGAGATCAAGCAGCGCAAACGAAAGGACTGAACATGGACTGGGGCGGAAGTTCATCGCCGACGCCCCCACCGCCCCTACCCGAGCCAATCGTGAGCGACCAGCAGCTGGCGGACGCGGCACGCCGAGAGGCGCAGAACCGTCGCAAGCGTCGCGGGCGGGATTCCCTGACCGTGGCCCCCACCGGCGTCATGCCGAATCTGCCAGCGGGAGGCATGGGTAACGAATACCCGCCGATGCCATGAAGGACCACATTCGCACCAGCTTCGAGCGTGAGGACACGGCGCGATTCTCTCACCTTCGGAAGCTGCGGCGGTGTGCGGCACTCAGCAAGCCTTGGCTCTTGCCCCCGACCGACTACCGCAACTCGCAGGAGAAGTACCTGCCCGAGACCTACCAAAGCGTGGTCGCCCGCGGTTTGACTTCGCTTGAGGGGCAGATTCTTGTCAGTTTGTTCCCGCCTTCTGACCCGTGGTTCTTGCAGACGCAGAGTGATGCAATCACGCAAGATCCCAACGTGGACCCCGAGGTGTACGAGGACAATGAACGGGCCCTGCTGGGCCGCTCGCTGATTGCGACGGCCAAGCTGGAGTCTCAGCCCGACGACCGCAACCCCCTTGGGTTCCGCACCGCCAAGCGGCAAAGCATCAGCCAGGTTCTCGCCCTTGGCGATTCACTGGAACGCCTCAACGACGACTATTCGCTCCAGACGTTCGGAATCGCCAACTACACGACCTGCCGCGACTCTTCGGCCTCGGTGTTGCACCACATCATCAAGGAAGCAGCCGACGCCCACGGGCTTTCCGATGAAGAGCTGTCGGCCGCCAAACTGACCCGCAAGCAGTTCGAGGACAAGTACGGCAAGGAGCGGATTCTCGACACCTTCACGATGGTGGAGTGGCACCCCTACTCCCGCAAGTGGGTGGAGATTCGTGAGATCAACGGCGAGATTGTGTCGGAGGCTGAGGAGCGCGTCAACCGCTATTTCTCGACCCCGTTCGAGCTGGCAGCCGGCGACAACTACGGGCACGGGTTTGTAGAGCTCCACATCGGCGACATTCACTCGCTGGACGCCACAAGCCAGAGGCTCTTGGAGTTTGCCGCGGCGGCGTCGAAGATGTACCCCGTGATCGACACGGGTTCGGACATGGAAGAGGCGGACTTGCTTCGCCCATCCGGTTCGATTCTTCGCGGTCGCGTGCAGGCGGGCATCGTGCAGGACGTTGCTTTCGTCCAGACCGGCAAGCTGGCCGACTTCCAAGTAGTGCAGGCCACCCGCGACAGCCTGCGGGCCGATCTTGGGGCCGCAATGCTCGTGGGTTCCCAGAGCGTCCGCGACAGCGAGCGGACCACTGCGTTCGAAGTCCAGCAGATCAACATTCGCGAGCTCGAGGGCGCTTTGGGCGGGTTCTACGCCCCGATTGCCGACCGCCAGCAGAAGCCCCTTGTGGCCCGGCTGCTGTACCAGTGCGAACGCGATCGGGTGTTCATGCCCATCGGCATCCCCGACGCGGTTCAGGTCAAAATTCTCACGGGCATCGACGCCCTGGCCCGCATCGAGAAGATGCAGCGGGTTCTCCAGTTCACCCAGTTGGTGGCGCAGCTCGGCCCCGATGCCATTCGCCACATCGACATGAGTTCGCTGGTGCGGATCTTCGCGCGGTACACCCGCATTTCCGAGCCCGGCCTCATCAAGAGCAAGGCCCAGCTTGAGCAAGAGGCTCAGGCCGCCATGGCACAAGCCGCACAAGCCGCCGCGGCACAACAGGCCATCCAAACAACCGGCGCAGTCGTGGAGCAGCAAGCAGCACAATGAGCGACACACCCAACCCGAGTACGCCCCCGCCCACCGAGCCGCCAGCAGGAGCACCGCCCGCGGCGCCCGCCGGCACGAGCGCCCCCGTCAAGTTTGCGGGCAAGTACGACAGCCCCGAAGCGTTCGAGCGTGGCATCCGCGAGGGTGCCAAGGCTGCGGGCCTCCCGTTCAGCGACAAGGCCAAGCTGATTGGCGACGGTGGCATGTTTGCTTCCATCAAGGAGGCCGAGGAAGGCTACAAGGCACTCGAGCGAGCCATCACCGCCAAAGGCAAGGCGGAAGCCGCGCCCAAGAACGTGGCCCCGATGCCTGGCGACACGCCCGACGAGCCGGAACAGGTTGACGACGACGCCGACCTTGAAACGCTCGTGACCAAGGCCGGTCTCAGCACCATGGAGCTCGGCCGCGAGTTCCTGACGAACAACAAGCTCACCGACGACCAGTACAGCAAGCTCCGCAAGGCGATGCCCGGCGCGACCAAGAAGGTCATCGACGCCATCATCGGCACGCAGATCCAGGTCGCCAAAGCCGAGTGGGATTCCGCAACTACGGCCGCCGAACAGGTCGCTGGCGGGCGCGAGCAGCTTACTGGCCTCGTTCAGTGGGCCAGCAAGAACATGGATCCAGCCGTCGTGCAGGGTCTCAGTGCTCAGGCCAAGGCCAACCCCAAGTTCTACCCCGCCATGATCGAGGTGTTCGCATCCGCCTACGCCAAGAAGGCTGGTGGCACACCGGGCGGCCAAGGCGTCAAGCCCGGAGCAGGAGCACCCAGCAGCACCACCGTCATCCGCACCGCAGCGGAGTTCAAGGCACTTCGGTTGGCAGTAGAGCGTGGCGAGCCCGGAGCCCGCGAACGTTTGGCCGCCGCCGACATGACCGCATTTCTCGGGAGCGTTTGATAGATGTTCACCCCCACGATTGAAGCGTCGGCGTTTCTCAACGCCAACAACTCGGAATACCTGCTCAGTGGCCGCGATGTGAAGGGCTGGCAGTGTGAGATCCGCGACAGGGCCACCGGCATTGTCTACGCCGAGGCGTTCGGCCCCACCGAAGCCCAGGCTCTCAGCGCCGCCGTCGAGGTCGCCCGCAGCCGCCCGAAGCCCACCACCGCATCCTCGGGCAGCGATGCCGAGCTTGCCGCACTTCGCGCCCGGCTCGTCGCCGCCGAAGAAGAGAACCGCAAGCTCAAGGCCGAGACCGCCGCCCCCAAGCGTGGTCGCAAGGCCGCCATCGACTCGGGCGAGATCCCGTCCAAACTTTCCTGAACCTCTTTTCTCCTCCAAACACCCTCGCCGCGGAGACATCCGCGGCGGCGGGTTTCACACGACAGCACGCAAGCGTTCCCTCACGGATCAACGCCGCGGGTTGTCTCGTGCGCCGGTTGCAGCAAGCCCATTTGGCGTTTCGGACACCCGCCTCAAAGCGGCCCGAAACGAGCCTTGGACACCTTGAAATGCGGGCGATTCCCATTTCCCATCCCATCCAAGGAGATTCCGAATGTCAGCATCAAATGCGATTCGGTTCATGCAGAATGATGCAGGAACCGATCAGAACGGCCTCGCTCTCAAGACTTACTGGGGCTCGCTCGTGGAAGCGTTCCGCGACGAGTCCGTCTTGTTCAATGACGAGTACAACGTCATTGCCAAGAAGAACATCACCGGCACTAACTCAGCTCAGTTCCTCATGCTGGCGGACACGCCGGACGCTGAGGACCACACTCCCGGCAACGAACTGCTCGGCCAGGCATACGCGGTCGGCGACGGCACCGTGACGGTTGACGGCTTCGTTGTGGCTCACCACGACGTTCCCCGCGACCAGTTGCTCACCAGCCACTTCGACATCGTGAGCGCCCTTGGCGCGAAGATGGGCAAGCGGCTCGCTCGCAACTACGACCAGAAGCTGTTCAACCTCGCTGTGAACGCAGCCCGCACCGCGGCGCTGACCCACACGGCGACCGGCCTCTCGATCCACAACGGCGGCAACCGCGTCGAAGCTGTCCACGCCTCGGGCGTCACCAGTGCCTTCGCGGTTTCGTCCGCTGGTGCTCAGGCGTTCCGCGCCAAGGCGGCCGAACTGGCTCAGGCCATGGACGAGGACAACGTGCCCGAAGGTGGCCGTCACCTCTTCATCAGCCCCTACATCCGTCGCGTGCTCGGCCAGGACACAACCATCTTCTCGGTGGACTTCACCCGCAACACGGGCAACAGCCTCAACACCCGCACCATCGGCATCCTTGAGGGCTTCACGGTCCACGTGGCCCCCAACCGCATCCCGGCAACCACCGTCACCGGCTACAGCCAGAGCAAGTACAACGGCGACTACCTCTACACGGGTGCCACCGGCGAACCGTGCGCGATCGCCCTGTGCGGCGCGAGCGATGCGTCGGCAGCCATCGGCGTTGCTCAGGTTCAGGGCATCGTTCCCGAGATGCAGGACGACATCCGTCGCTCCACCGTGTTCATGAAGGCCAGCATCCTCATGGGTGCCGCGGTTCTTCACCCGTGGTGCGCCGGCACCATCGAAGTTGACGACTCGTAATCCACACAACCAACCGCGTCACAGACGCAGGAGATCCAGACCATGCCCATCATCACGCAGAATCGCACCGCCGCCGTCGGTGCGAACAGCATCACCCCGACGGCCGTCGCGTCGGGCTCAGTCACGGCAACCCCGAACGTGGGCCGCGTCATCACCGAACGCATCGTTCTGAACGATGTGAAGCAGACGGTGGTGAATGGCACCGAATACCAGGGCACCAAGATCGGCACGTTCCCGGCGGGCCGAATCCTAGTCCTTGGCGTTACGGCGTCATTGCAGCAGACCACGACCTCGGCCATTGCTTCCACCCTCAACTCCGGCACCGGCGCGGTCTCACTCGGCACTGTCACCGCGTCATCGACCACGCTGTCGAGCACGATGGTCAACCTGCTTCCCAGCACGGCGTTTACCTCGTCCGCCACGATCAACGTCGCTGGTACGGCCGTGACCGCCGCACTCGCTGCGTCGGCACAGTTCGACGGCACCTCCACCCCGGTGGACATCTACCTCAACTCGGCGTATGCCACGACCACGGACGTTGACGCTGATGCTACCCAGACTTGGGACGGCACCATCGACATCACCTACGTGGTCCTCGGCGACTACTGATCCGACCTTTTGCTCATGTGCCCTCCCGTGTGGCTTGATTGCCACGCGGGCGGTTTTATGTCCAAACTCCCCATCACCTTTGCGTTGCTTTGCGTGGCGATTCTGTGCGGTTGCCAACCAACCGTCCCGTCTCCGAAAGACCCGTCGCGCAGCGTGCTTGCTGAGGAAGCCATGCGTGAGGCCGATGAACTCGCAAAGGCCAAGGAATCCGAAGCCAAAGCGGCAGCCCAGCGTTTCAAGATCGAGGCGATGCGGATTGAATCCGAGGCGCAGATTGACCTTGCCGAACTGACCGCGGCCCACGATGAAGTAGTTGAGAAGGCCGAAAGCGAGGCCCGTTCACTACGCGAGGCAACCGCCGCGGCAATCAAGGCCGCAGAGGAACGTCAGGGAGCATGGCTGTCCGGCTTGGGCCAGGCGGCAGCAATCGCCCAGCAGACCGGCATCCCCGGCGTTGCGACCGTTGGCGGGCTTCTGGCGGGCGTGCTTGGCATGTTCTCGGCAAGCCGCGCCAAGCGACAGGCAACCGATGCGGAGGCTCGTGCCGCAGCAGAGGCTCAGGCTAAAGCCCAGCAAGCGGCTATTGCGGCTCGCATTGTCGATGCTATGGACATCCTCAAGCTCAAATCGCCCGAAGTGGCGAGTGCGTTCCGTGCCCACGGTAAGGACTTGGCCGAGTGGATCGGACCCGAGGGTGTCGCTTTCATCAATCGAACCCAACACTCTTGAGGACACATGAGCACGCTATCAACCGAACACCTGTCTCCCAGCACGCCCATCACGGCCCAGATGGGGCTCGGTGAATGGATGAAGGTCATCGGCCTTGTGATTTCAGCATCGGTGGCGTGCGCGATGTACGTCTCGTCAATGCGTTCGGACATCACGCAGGCGGCTTCAGAGGCAAGGCAGGCCGCGATCGACGCCAAGGCCGCGATCGTGCAAACGACCGAAATCAAGCGCGAGCTGTCGGACGCCCTCAAGGACATCAGTGGTCAGCTTGGGTACATCCGCGGCACGCTTGAACGGCTGACGCAGGAGACTCACAAGTGATTGGCATTGCCATGTTGCTCCTGCTGTTCACGCCGACGAAGTGGAACATAAACCGGGTTCCCATCGAGACGCCGCAGACGTGCCTTGATCGGCTCACGGTCGAGCTTGGCGAGTGTGCCACGCTTCACCCCGACTCAACTTCACTGGCCCGCCAAACGTGCGAAGCCAACGCCCGAGGACGATACACCGCCTGCATCGGCTGGTGAGAAAGGATCAGCCATGCCCATTGGATCTGATGTTCGTGTTGATCTCAACTACGACAAGGGAACGCCTACCTACCCCGCATCGTTTCGCGGCCCATTTGCGACCGTGATCGACATTGGCGGGTTGGATGACACTGCGGACTTCTCGACGCCCATGCGGGCGGACAACAAGCCTGACACGACGAGCCGCCACACGCTCAAGCTCTCCAATCACGAGGGCACTTGTCTCATCACCCGCGCGGTGTATGACGCCGCGGCGACGACGCCAGCAGGCGGCACGTTCATTGTGGTCGGTCGGTACGTCAACGGCAGCCAGGCTAGCAGGTGGATGCTTCTCCGCAACAAGGCGGGCAACGTGACCCGCACGCCCAACTACGACGTAACCAATGACGCCAGCGACGGTACCTACAAGGTGACCACCCCCAGCCCGACGGACGACGTTTGGGACACGCTGGGGTGCAATGAGTTCAAGTTCGGCACCACGGCGGCCCACACGGTCGCAACCGGCACCGCCACACTCGGCGCTCTTGAAGTGGGGGTAGTCTGATGTACTCAATCGGCACAAGCGTTCAGATTGTCTCCACCGGGGCTAACGGCCTCATCGTCGGGGCCGAGATTGCCGACGACGGCTCGTACTCATATCGCGTCAAGTACACCCAGCCCGACGGCAATGTCGTGCGAGAGTGGTTCGCGGCAACCCAACTGATCGTCTGAGGACACCATGCCCACACCCTACGGCAACAACTTCTCGGCCACAGCGGCCATCGAAATGGCGGGCAAGTGCCACACGCTCAACATTGGCGACAGCCAGAGCACGCCGACACTCGACTACTTGTGGCAAGACGCTTGGCTTCGGGCGTTGCCATTGAGGTACCACTACTTCTGCATCAGCGGGGCCAACACCGGGCAGGTCGCGGGCAATAATTTCGGCTTTGCTCACGGCAACGCTTCGACGGTGGACGCCGCGTTGTCCGCGTCTGCGACTTCACCTGGGTACGTCCACTCAGTTGGTATCACGAGCAACAGTGCTGCGAACCCAACCGTTGTAACCTGCTCGGCCAATCATGGACTTGTCACCGGCGACACCGTGACCATCGCCAACCAGAGCGGAACGGTGAGTATCAACGGCTCACGGGTCGTGACGGTCATCAGCGCAACCACTTTCTCGGTGCCCGTCAACTGCCTTGCGGGCGGCGGCACCAGCGGCACCGTATCGCTCACCATCACCAGCTACGGCATGGGTGCGGCACGCATCAATCGGTACGTGTCAGACATCGCCGCGGGCACCAGCATCGCCACGAACGGCATGGTGCTCACCCGCCAGCTTTCCCCTGCTTCCCACGCCAACAGCAGCCGCGGCGCACCGTGGCCGACATTCCCCGCCAACTCGTCCCAGCCGTGGTTCCACGGCTCGCACACCAAGGGCAAGATGGTGGTGTGGAAGGACTCTGCCACGCTCGACAAGTTTGCCCTGTACATGCTGAAGCAAGGCACTTCCAGCAGCGACAGCGGCTTTGCTTCGCGGGTGCAAGCGGACGTTTCGGCCGGTTCAACCGGCCCCAACGCCACCGGATGGACTGCGGCTCTGGCCGACGACGGCGACTACGACACTGGAACGGCGGGCATCCTCAACGACCACGAATGTGCCATCCGTCTCTACTCGTCCAGCGCGGTGTACGACGAGACGGGAAAGACGCTCATCCCGCTCTCTGGCATATTCGCCCGGTGCGACAGCGGCGGCACAATCCCGTGGAACTCTGACAACTCAGGATGCTC